GGTCATTCGTTCACCGATGAGTAGTTCAATCTGGCCAAAAAGGGATGATGGGTTGACAAATGTCCTGATTTTTAGTTCGTTTGCTGCCCACGTCTCGGGTGTCCATTTTTTCTTCGGATGAGTCGCAGTCTCATTTTTATTATTATTTTCCCACATCACAACAGGGTCGGATCTCTCATCTTCTATAAACGCTAACATCTGGGCAATGTCAGCTGTATTTGTCTCGTATTTTTTTCCATTTGGTGTTATTCGCAATGTAACACCTTCTTCTATTATTGTCGTACTCTCCGGACCCATATTTAAGCCTGCCGAGGCATGCAGGTTCCTTTCTTTCGACCCAGATATTGTGCATGGTAGATTTAATTTTCCCCAATATTGTCGAGTTCTTAAGCCAAAATAATGATAATCTAATGCATGTGTTAAGTTATGCTCGATTGACGCAAATGCATCTGCTGGTTTGTCTGTATTCTTGCAGTTATTGAGTATTGCATTTGACGCTTTTGTGGGGTACAAGCCTGTTGCTCTGTGAGTGTAATGTGGGTACCCGTCTGTTGTCCCAAAAGCCAACATGAACACGGATTCGTCGCGTTCCAAGATTTGTCGCTCCCAGGGCCTCAATGTGTCGCGCCATTTCTTTACTTCATCAGAGTTTTCCAGTGCTTTAGGTTTTACGTAAATATTTTTTAGCATCTCTGTCGTATATGAGATCTTGTATCGTCTCTTTTGAAGTAATATGTCTGCTCGTTTTGCTACTGCGTGGCACATTGCGGATGGATACACTACCATAGGGTCCGGCGGATATTCTTTATGATTTATCGGTGGATCTATACATCGAAGATTCGTGCCTACTATGCGAACGGCCAGATCAATGGCCGCCTCGTTTTCACGAAGGACCATCCTGCCATTCTGTATAGTATACTTCGATGAAAACCTGGCTGACCATTTTTTCACATTTTCTTCTAAGTTAATCCATGGTATTGTATCTGTATAACCTAATGTTGCCCCCTCTGTTCCTTCTATGTGAAGGTGGCATGTACATGCCTCATGTAAACAATCTTTATCTACTACGTCTATTATTTTTAAATAGCCTCCTTTTGCCATATCTTTCTTCATGTCTTTAAAGACTGCAGACATTGCTGAAAAGTCCACTCCCTCTGGGATGGATCTTTTTATCATCCTAATTATCTTCTGCAAAAGAAAATATGGTCCTAACCTCTTTGAGAAGGACGTAGATGTGTAAATGTACCTAATCTTTGTGAATCTATTGAATTAAGAGGAGCACACTCACCAGGCTCCCAAG